GTATTCAGGGAATGCTAGATTTCCATTTAATTTCAAAGAAATCATTGGTGCAGGTGGAGTGGTAGATATTGGACTAATATCCAGTGACTCGGATGCAGGTAATCATTATGCATATACAAGTTCTGGACTACAGCTTGTTGGAATGACTAATGTATCTAGTCCAATGTCAGAAGTTACAGACTTTTTAGCTGGTAGATATTTTGAAGATTTTGACGATACAACAAAACAATTCATTCGTCAGATTTTAACAACACCGATGCGAAAAGCTATCAATGTAATCTCTGATCGTTATCTTGTAATATCTTACGGTATCAACGTAGACTTCGCAATTTTAAATCTTACTCATGCAATAGTTTACGATCTTGCACAAAAACGATTTGGTAAATTTAAAATAGATCATGTAGCTAGTTTCGAATTTGGTATTACATTATTTTCTGATCCTGAAAGAAGAGATGCACCTAGAACAAGTATTGCGTTTCTTCAAAAGAATGGAACAATTAAAACAGTTGAGTTCACAGTAGGAAATGAAACTTCTAATGGTACTCTTATATTAGGGAAGTATCAATATGTAAGAGCCAGATTGCTACAACTGGAAGGAATAGAATTAGAAAATGTATTCCCAGCTAGTACCTTTAGTGTTAGTAACTTGTTAAGCATAGATGGAAAAAACACAGTACTCCTGCCTGTAACTGCTATTACTCCTGTAGGCAATCTTAGAACTTATGCATGCAGACAGACTGGAATTAATCACTCATTGCTAGTACAAGGTAATTTTTACATGAGTTCTTTAATACTTAAATTCAATATGCACGGGAGAAGATAATGCCAGTTACTATGAGTAGTCCAATAGAGCTTGACATTCCTCAGACCCCGGAGACAGTTGATCCAGAATTATTTAAAGAACTAGTACGAGTATATAATTCAATTCAATTACTTGCACAAGCTTTCGGAGATGTGCAACTTGGTACTGTGCTTCCAGCTGCGGCTACTGATCCTGCAACAACTATGGCACTTGTAAACGCAATAAGAACCTTATTAATAACTGCTAAGATTGGAGCCTGACATGGATAAGCCTATGGTCACTGAACATTTTTCATACAAAGAAATCTGTCATAGTGGGTATGCAGTAACTCATGGTATTGCTAATGAACCGCCACCGCATTTAGATTGTGCTATTCAACATACAGCAGATGCAATGGAGCGTGTGCGTGCAGTACTAGGAAATAATAGTATTCGCATTACTAGTTGGTATCGCTCACCAGCAGTTAACAGAGCAGTAGGTTCAAAGCCAAGCAGTCAGCATACATTAGGTGAAGCTGTAGATTTCACGTGTGCAGCTTATGGAACTCCGTTAGCTATCTGTAAAAGATTAATTGAGCTTCAAGACTTAATTAGATTTGATCAGCTGATTCTAGAACCTAGCTGGGTTCATATTTCTTTCACTCTCTCTGGTATCAAGCCAAGAGGTGCAGTGTTATCCTTACTTAAAACAGGTGGGTATTCCACAGGGTTAACCGATATGAAAGGAAACAAGCTATGAATCCCGTACCGCCAGTGCCAGAACTTGCAGTAGGTCGCAGAGAATATGATACACTACAAGCTGATTACATTAAAGTTAGCACTCAGCTTACTGCAATAGATGTTAAGCTTACACAGTATCAATTGAAAGTGGAAGCTGAACTCACCGCAGTAAGAGCTGAAAATAGAGAACTTTTAGACTTCTGGAAAACTGCTAAAGGTGTTAACTCTTTTGTTATGTGGCTTAGTAAGTTTTTAATTGGCGCTGGTATTATAACTGCTTTCTTCAAATGGGGACCACTTAAATGAAAGCGCTTGATTTAGTTAAGTCTGTACTTCCATGGATAGGTACAGCATTAGGTGGTCCCTTAGGTGGACTTGCTGCTGAGGCAGTAGGTAAAGCACTAGGGATGAAAGATGCTACTATTGAGAATGTAAAAAACACTCTTAGTGGAATGCCTCCGGAAGAGTTAGTTAAACTAAAATTGGCGGAATTAGAAGTACAACTTAAAATGCAAGAACTTGGTCTTAAGTCTGTATTTGATCTTGCGGAACTAGAGACTAAAATCATTGGTGAAGTTAACCAGACGATGAGAGTAGAAGCTGCTGCTGAACATTGGCCTACTTATAGCTGGAGACCATTTAATGGATTCCTGTTTGGTATTACAATTTTCTGTTCTTACTTCCTGCTTCCGCTCTTTGGAATAGAAACTCCTGAAATACCAAATGAAGTGTGGCTTACTTGGGGTGGCATACTTGGTATTGCTAGTTTCTTCCGAGGTAAAGCACAAGCTGATCCAGAGATTCCACCAGCAATACAGATACCTGCTAAGCATAAGATAGTTGAAAAAGTAATTGGTAAAATTGATTAATAGAATTGTGGTATAACTTTAGGAGAATATATTATGCCTGCAGATGGTGATCTTCCCGGCAGTGACGGATTAAAGTTTCTTAGTGACGGTGTGGGATTTATTGATGATGCAGTAAGTCTCTTTCGTGGTAAGAAGCAGACAGTAACTAATAACAATCGTAAGACATTGAATACTGTTACTAAAGAAACTGAGGAAGTGTCAGCTGAAAAAGCAATGGCATTGATGCAGCAAATTCTTGGAGGTACTCAAGGACTTGGACAACTTGCACAAGGTGAAAAAGGTGCAGGTCTTTATAATAGTACAGTTAATAAACAACTTACTAATGATCTTCTTGCTCGCACTGTTGCACAAGTTGCTTCTCTTAGTAGTATTAAAACTAGTGCTCAGACAGGTAATATTGATGAGAACACCACTAACACTACTAAAAAGAAAGGTGCACTTGAGTGGGTAATTTGCACGGAGTTGCATAAACAGGGTAGAATGTGTAAGAAATATTATGATACTGGTTGGCCTGTATTTGCTAGAACTCCTGTGCGAGTAAAAGCTGGTTATTATTTCTGGGCAATTCCAGCAGTTCATCATCTTCGTGCGCATCCAAATAGTATTCGTAGCCATATGCTTGAAGCAGTAATGAACGCACGTGCTGAGTATATTGCAGCACAGGTACATGTTACTGGAGCTAAGAAAACTATATTTGGCTACATTGCACTCAAAGGATTGTATGCAATTTGCTGGACACTTAGCCGCACAGTAGCACGTAAACCAGTAGACTTTATGAGCTTATACACTAAATAACTAATAGGAAACCATCATGGCTGATACACTCTCAGAGTTGCTGTCTAATGTAGCTGCATTTAAAAAGGGCTCTGAGACTGCAACTAGACAAGTAATTGGAATCCTAGGTCAACAAGCAGAACGCAACGCAGAAATTACAGATATATTCAAACAGCAAGCAGCTGATGATACAACTATCATGGCAGCTAAAACTGCTGCTGAACTGGAAACTCAATTGTCTAGAGTTAAAGCTGCTAATGCTCTTGGTACTAATCTTAAAAGCAGTACTGAAGTAGTTACTAAATTAGCTGCTGATTCTAATGCAGCATATGAAGCTAAGGATGCAGCACTTAAAGAGTATGAAAAGAAGAAAGCAATTAACTTTTTGGATAACCCAGTAGAATATGTAAAAGCACAATTGCTTATTAATAGAGATATCAGTGCACATAATGTAGCTAACGCACAGATGCAACAAGCTGAAAAAAGAATAGCTACTATTAATGCATTAACTCAGACTACAGTAGCAACTCAAAATGCAATTAGTGAACCACTCACCGCAGCAGCCGCAGCCGCAGCAACTAGAAATGCAGCAGTAGCAGCTAATGTTAATGCACGTAAGTCTGATATTGACACACTTAATTATAGTGTACGTGCAATTGAAGTTGCATTGAATAGTTCGAAAGAAGTACTCGCCCTAGACTTCCAAGCACAAGGAGCTAAAAATGCTGCTGCATCACTCGCACTACAACAAGAGAATGCAGCGCAGAGTAGAATCGAATTCTCGTATAGACAAAAAGAATATCAAGAACGTGCAGCAGATAAACAAGCACAAGATGATATGGGCAGGTCGGTAGTTGATACAGTTAATCTTGGACGTAGAGCACTGCTTGGCGATAAAGGTACACCACTCACAGATATTGATGGTAAGATGGTAATTAATGCTCTAAAAAGTAAAGGTGTATTGAGTGATGAATATAAAGTATTCTATGAAGCTGGTAATAGAAGTAGAATAGCAGGTAAGGTAATGATTGGCAGTACTCCTGCACAAGCTGCTACTACATTACAAGCTATGCCAGATGTGCAACTCAATCCTACTCAAGCTCCTATTAAACAAATACTTGGACAAGCTATGTCTGATACTGCTGCAGGTATCGGAGATGCAGGTAGAAATGGTAAAGCTGCAAATGCAATATTTAATGGCGTTGATCCAAAAAATAAAGAAGCAGTATCAAGTGCTTATAATGCTAGAGTACGGCAGATTATGGGCAGCTATGAAAGAGAAATCAATCCTGCTGATGCTAGTAACCCATATCAGATTGCAAGCATTAATCAATTATATGCTAACTCGCCAACTGTGCGTGAACTTCCAGTAATTAAGAAAGTGTTTGAACCACTGATTAAAAGTGGCCAGCAAATTACTGACCCTAAACAGATTATGTTTATGGTAAGTGAAGCAGTCAGTAAAGGTAAGATCACTCATAAAGAAGCATTGGAGGTTTCAACTATATATCATGTAGGTGTAAAAGCTAACATGGCTATGCGGAACTTTGATGCTTTTGGTATTCAACCTAGCATGAAGTATAATGCGAAAATTGAAATTAATCCTAACTCCTTTGTGAGCAGTGAAATTGTAGATCTTACTAAACCTGATGCAGTATCTCGCGCACTAATGAAGATACAAGCAGGTGCAATGCATAAGGATATGATGGGACGTAGAAATAACATCAATGATAAACCTAAAGAATTTAGAAATCCTATCTTTGATGATCGCGGCGTTGCTCCTGATTCTATGTTCCAACCTAATCCTAAAGCAGCTAATGCTCTTGATGCAGCAGCAGATTCAGTTGGTCCAGCAGTAGAAAACTTCTTTAAGAATCTTCCACGTGCTAGTGATTTTGAAAATAAAGCAACTGGAAATGAACGTCGTAGAATTAGCGGTAAAATAACTCCAGCCCAAGGACAATAAGATGGATAACTTATTTAATACAGATGTGAATCCAAATGGGGAAGTTCCTAATTATCTGCTTGCTGCGGATAATCACAATATTGGAAATACTCTTGGAGGTTCTTGGTTTGATTCAGATACTTGGACTACTAAGTTCTCTAATGCAGGAAAATTCATAGCTACTAGTGTACTTAGTGGGGCTGATTCCTTGTATAATAGTGCAGCTACCGTAGGTTCTTGGGCAGGTATCAGTGAAGAAGGTGCGCATGATACAGGTGAGTGGATTGCATCTCTTGATGATGATCTTGGTAAGTATTATCAACAGAATCGGGAAGCAGTTGATCTGGCAGGATTCATTGTAACTAGTTTTGTTCCGGGGCTTGCAGGTATTAAATTGCTTAATGTAGGACAGAATGCACTGCGCGCTGGAATGGCAACTGGAGCTATTGGTGGTAATCTCGCTAGAGCTACCGGGTTGCTAGTACCTGAAACTCAGTTGTATGTAAGACTTGCAGCTAGTGAAATCAGTGCGGCCAGTGGTGCAGTTAGTACATTGAACGCTAATACTATTCGTGCACTTGGTTCTGGAGTATATGCTAATGTACTGGAAGCTACTGCATTTGAAGTCGCAGTACAAGCTACTATGTTTAAATCTCCTATCCTTGATCAACAAGATGGTTGGGATATCGCAAAGAATATTGCATTAGGTGCTGCTGTAGGTGGAGCAATTGGTGGCGCTATTGATGGTGCAAGAAGTGTGTATGGAATTAAGAAACTAGTACAAGGTGAAGTACAAGCAGGTAAGCCATTCAGTAATAGATTCATTGGTGCTGAAGCTACTCCTGCGGATCAGAAGATTATACTTACTGCTGAAGCTAGAGATTACAGAGCTATTCCTGTGAAATTAGAAGGTGATGGGTATGCATTGGGAAGTAGTAATGCTGATGCGAATAATAAACTGTATGCGAATGCAGTTGAAAAAGATAACAATACCATCCGGGCTAGTATCAATAGTCTTGTAACTGGTGGGGATGGTACTATTGGTAACATGGTAGCTGATGCACTTTACAATGCTCCTGCTCCACAGATGATGGAAACTATGCTGCATGCGGCAGATATCAGTACGATTGGTGGAATTAGTAAGATAGAACAATTGCGCCAGAAAGCACTTAAGGCTTTGGACATTGATCAAGTTAGAAGTCTGGAAACTCGTTATGTTAAACTTACGGGTGAGGGTTCAGGTACAGTTTCTGATGTGGCTCCACTGATTACTAATATTGCAGACACAGTTAGTACTAGTGCAGGTAGAACCGTGAGAGATGCAGTACTTGCGGAAGTGCGGAATTATAAATTTAATACTAAAGAACTCTGGGATGCTGCTGCACTCAGTGGTAAGACTTCTCATACTGCTGCTGAAGCTAGATACATTTGGGCTAATCATGTACTGCCAGAAGTTAAAGCTGGTACTATAATTCATGCAAATGATATTCCATTACTGGAACGTGTCATTGCTGATTTGGATAAAGGTAAGGCAGTAGATTATAAAATTAAATACACTGATGATAGCATTGGTGATGGACTTACAAGTACTGAACTGCGGAAGCATCTAGCGGAAACTAAAGTAGCAACTGCTAATAAGCTTCTGGAAGATATGGTATTTAGAGGAAGTATTCCAGTGGAGTTTGGTACGGAAGCTATTAGTAAAATTGTCAATGTGCGTCGAGGGTATCTGGAAGGTACGCATGCGGAAGAATCATTTGATCTGTATGCACGTCAAGCAGCTAATGTAAGTCATGCAAAGAATCTTGTAAGTAAAGGACTGCGTACAGAAGCTGATGAAATAATTGATACTGCATTTGTACCTCAGTATGCGAAGATAGGTTATAAAACTAAAGCTCTGGAAGACATTGATGGTAATGTAGTTGATGGAATGGTATGGATTAAACAACAACAGAAACTGTTTCAAGAATCTGCAGATAGAGTATTTGCAAAGAATGCAGGTGCGGATATTAATAGCGCCGCACTTCCTGTTACTGATAGTGTGCTTCTAAATGCTAATCTTACTGATGGTGGTGCAGGATTGGTAAGTTTTGCTAATGGTTCTTATGGTTCTCTTGGCTCTTACATGCAGCAAGTAGGAGCTAATGTTACACGTCCGCTTAAGGAAGCATATCGCAAGGCTACTGCTGCTGCATTTGAGGGACCACTAGTAGCAATGGGTTCCAAGAGAGAAGCAGCTATTGAATTTGATATCATTAACAATCGTATTGCTGCTACCACTGAACAGTATGTAGTTGATACTGCTGGTTACAGTGGTGTACAGAACGCGTTGATAAGTAAGAAAATACGTGATTACCATCGTGCGATTGAAGAAGGTGCAGAAAATGTACCAGTACCTACATTGCAGAAAGGTGCACAGGAATTTATAGAAGTTAAAAATCAAGAAACCTTTGATACAATTCGTGCACATATAGATCGTGAAGGTTCACGGGTAGCAACACGTAAAGAAATTAACAGTGCACTTGGTAAGGAAGATTTTAAAGAAGTAGATATCTTCAGACCACTGCGCCCGAATCCTGATGACTATCCATTCTTCGCATTTGTTAAAGATCAGAAGATTACAGGTGCTGGTCATACTAGTATGATACATGCAAATACTGAAGCTGAATTGCGTGCACTTGTAGATAAGGTTCCTACGGATAAAGGATATAAAGTAATTTATAAAGATCAAGCTGAGGAGTATTACAAAGCACGCGGTGAGTTTGAGTATAGCCGCACTCTGCATGAGAATTATATTGACAGTGAACTCAAGAGTAAAGGTATTAATTCTCAGTTCTTTACTAAGACTGATCCGCAAAAGATAGTTGATGACATATTGAGGTATCACACTAGAGCAGATGATGTAACTGCTGTCGAATTGGTACGTATGAAATATCAACCAGCATTTGATTGGTTGGAAGATCAAGGTAAACAATTCTCTAGTGTGGAATCTAGTCGGTATGGTAATGCACTTAGTAATGTGGAGAAGTTTGGTAAGAATCCATATACTGATTACACGAAGACAGCACTGGATGTATCTAAAGCTAGTGAGTACACATTGCTGTATAGTGCAAATAAAGAACTGGATCGTGCAGTTAGTGTAGTATACGGAAGTGTTGCTAAGATGTTTGCAGGAGCTAAGAGTCCAGCTGATCTTGCAGGGATTAATAATATCTTGGAATCGCATGGAATTAATAGTGCGTATAACAGTGCAGCTGCTGATGCTCTTATTAATCACACTGCACCGAAAGCAGTACTGAGTAAGTTTATAAGATCATCCAATGCGATCCTTGCGAAGTTTACTCTGATGCTTGATCCATTGAATGGTATTAACAATGCAGTTGGTGCAAATATTCTGAGGTTCACTGAGCTTAAGAATATTGATAGAGCTATTGCAAATGGTAATACTGATGTAGCAGGTGCACTAGCAAAACAGCAGCGTATTGGAATTCCCGGAGTACCAGAGGAATCTGTGCAGTCTAGTACTAAGCTTGTGAGTAACGCAATTAGAAACTTCTTCAATGATACTGATGGCGCATTGCTAGCACAATATCAGAAAGAAGGATTGGTTAAAGATACACTTAATCAGTTCAGAGATATGCTAGATGATTTCACATTGCGCGGTACGGAATCTGTAAGTGATATTGATAGGAGAATTGCTAGTGGCTTCAATCGAGCTAAACAACTTACTGACAATGCCCTCGTCGCTGGTGAGAAGTACACAGGTAATAAATTCTTTGAACAGTTCAATCGTTTCATCTCTGCGGACGTCATGCGCCAAAAGACAGATGCAGCAGAAGCTCTTGGATTACTTACACCAGCAGAATCTAAAGCATACCGAAATACATTTGTAAATCGGGTGGAAGGAAATACTATTGCTAGCCAGAGACCAGTAATGTTTCAAGGTCCAATTGGTCAAGCAGTAGGATTATTCCAATCTTACCAGTTCAATCTTATGCAACAGTTGTTCCGTTATGTAGGAGAAGGTACTGGTAAAGATGCAGCAATGTTGCTTGGACTTCAGGGAACTATGTATGGGCTTAATGGACTTCCTGCGTTCAATGCAATTAATACGCATATAGTAGGGAACCTATCTGGCAATAAAAACCATACAGATCTTTACGATGCTACATACGGGATCGCTGGTAAGACTGCTGGTGACTTCCTGATGTATGGAATACCTTCAAACATTATTCAAACTAACTTGTATTCTCGCGGAGATATTAATCCTCGTACTCTTACAATCATTCCTAATCAGATTGAGAACATCCCAATAGTCTCTGCGTATAGTAAACTATTTGGAAGTCTGTATGAAACTGCAGGTAAGATCAATGGGGGAGGTAATGTCTGGGAGAGCATACTTCAGGGAGTAGAACATAATGGAATCTCAAGACCGTTGGCAGGCTTGGCACAAACGTTACAAGCAACTACAGGTAACGGTGTGGTGTTCAGCACAAGCAATAAGGGAAGTATTATTGGCTCTAATGATTTTCTTTCTTTTGCTACTTTGAGTAGACTTGCAGGTGGTAGGCCGTTAGATGAAGCTATTGTTAATGATGGTATGTATCGGATAGCTAGTTACGAAGCTGCACGAAAGAAGTCTCGTGATAAGTTGTTAGAGACAATTAAGACTACCGGAATTCAGGGGCAAGAAGTTGATATGGAAAGTCTTGATAAGTTCTCTGAAGCGTATGCAGCTACTGGAGGTAAGCAAGCGCAGTTTAATAAGTTCATGCTAGGTGCGTATCAAAGTTCTAATACTGCACAAAGTGAGAAGATACTGCAACAACTTCAGAATCCCTTTAATCAAAAGATGCAGGTACTTATGGGAGGTAGGAATGAAGTGACTAGTGGAATTGGTAACACTCAGAATCAAGAAGAATCACAACAAATGGATGTTCAATCACAGGAAGGGGAATAAAATATGAAGAAGTCATTTATTGGAATGCTGCTGGCAACAATGTGTATGGCAGTGCTGGCACAAGGTAATCCTGTAATTCGAGGGGAAATATCTCCGGGAGTTTATACCAATGTAGCAGTTGATGCTACTGGACAAGTGAAGACTCTTGGAACTGCTGCTCCTGTAACTACTAGTGGATCTAAAACTGGCGGAACTGCTGCTGCTGATTCATCTTTGGAAGGTGGAATATATAATACTACTCTTCCAACTCTTACCAATGGACAGCAAGCAGCTATTCAGTTTGGTACTCGTGGAAGTCAGATGATGCAGTTGATGTTTCCTGACTCTGTAACACCTGTAGGTGTAATTGCTGCTGGCGTTGATACTGCAGCTAATGCAACTATTAATGCACTAAGTACTAGAGGGTATAGTATGGTATTTAATGGTACTAGTTGGGATAGACAAGTAGGTACTACAGCTGGCACTGCAACTATTGCTTCCAAAGGTACATTTACTAATCGCTCAGGTACTATTACTACTGGTGGAACTAGTCAACAGATTATGGCTGCCAATGCTGTTAGAAGATATCTGTTTATTCAGAATGTATCTGATACTGTGATGTGGTGTAATTTTACTACAGCTGCTAATACAGATCAACCCAGCATTCAAATTGCAGTAGGTGCTAGTTTTATAATGGAGGGTAATGCTGTTACTACAGAAGCAGTGAATTGTATTGGAGCTGTCACAGGTAAGAGTTTTACATCTAAAGAGATGTAATAATTAGTAGACATAAAAAATCCCCACACTTCAATTAAGAGGTAGTGGGGATTTTTTTTTTACTTTCCGAATACAAACATACGCTGTTTAAGCATGTAAGCTTCATGATCAAATGCTTTTTTAAACGCTTGTTCTCTTGCGTACTTGCGACCAAGTTCAGCATTGAAATCACAAGGATGAATACAAGCACTATCACCTGTTACATGGAATCCATTGCGAAGAGTAATGCAACAAACAGTAAGTGTAGTACCTTCAAAGTGATGATACTGTTCCTTGATAATTGATTCTTCAATGTCTGCTGCTACGAGACGCGGTAAGTTTTGTGGAGCTACAGTACGTTGTGCGGTTTCACCGTCTGTTACTTGTCTAGGATTCATGTTCATATTATACTCTCTCATATAGTTAACTGTCATTTTAATTCCTCTTACTGCACTGTTGTTATCACTACCAACCCTCTATTATCCTCCCTTCTTTCAATCAACTTCTTATGCAATATTCCTGCAAGTTGAACCATCTGTTCCGGCATGTAATCACCATCTACAATCACTTCACAGTAGTTAGCAATTTCCGTGATCTTAACTTCCCATTGATCTGAAGGATGATTAGCAAGTCGTTCCATCAACTTAGGATGATGCACAGTTTCACGATTGAGATTAATGAGTTCATCAGGCCAGATATTTAAATGATACCAGTGGCTCATGGGATACTCCTATCAAGTCTTCTATTAATCTGCCATTGTTCTCTAGCACTATCTGATTGTCCACGTCTAGCTGCTAGAGTATTAAGGTATGGACCTAGACAACCAATCTCTGCTGCTGTTTCAAATATTCGGTTCATAAAATATCTTTCCGGGATAGAGAACTTTAAAGATTTCTTCTGCCCACTGTGCTTGATGTTCTGCATCGTGAAGTGCATTGTGTTTAGTACCAATACGCTCTGGTTCGTTTACTCCAAACATGTTACCAATATCTGCTAAAGTTCTAAAACACATAGAATCTCTGAAAGTCCAAGGACAATTAACATCATACCGGCGCATTGCTTCTAGTAAGATTGGTTCATCGAACGTAGCACCTTTGCCCCAGATTACTATGCGGTCTTCAGGAGAAGTTTTAAGATCAATTAACCAATCTACAAAATCTTGTAGTGCATCAGAGATATGAATTGCATTAGGATTATCAAATATTTCTTCTCTTGCTTCTTCACTCTTTGTAGCCCACCAAGCCATTGTGTCAGGGTTAGGTGGATTCATTCTAGCTTGACCAAGTTGAATTACTTGATAGAAGAATTTAGGAGTACGAGTAAGAAAGGTAGTAGCACCAATGCTAACTATTGGACAGCCGGGTTTCTTACCAAGAGTTTCTAGATCAAGCATTACATGATGTGTGTTCATGATTAGGGTTCTCCGTCAGTACGAGGAAAGTCAGCAGAGAATACTGGATCAACTGTAGATGCAGAATCTTCTTTCTTATCAGCTCTTGCAATTGCAGCTGTATCAGTATACTTCTCTGGGTATCTTTTAGTTAGTTTATCAATGTTCTCCCTCATAACACATCCCATACTAATACCAAGTGTATCACATGCAAGAGCTACAAACCACAATACGTCACCAAGCTCTTCTACTGCATTATTGTAATCAAGAGGTTTACCGTAAATAGTATGTTTTTTAATTGCATCTACAAATTCACCTGCATCACTAGCAAGACCCATAGCTGCGTGAATAAGATTCAAGTCTTTTGTTCCCATATCTTTAGCAGTGCGACTAGCTAAAGTTTGATATACGTTTGTATTATAAATAGGAGCTAGTTTCATTTTTTCATCCCTCTTTCTTCATTGGTTAAATAACTATAATCAAGCATGTCATTATTGACTTCTTCAATTACTACTGTCTTACTGAGATACCCACCATTGATTGCCAACACCTTATTAGCTCCAATGAGGTTTCTAATTACATCTACTAGATCATTCATCTTATCCATATCATTATGAACAAACTCCCATATGTCTTTTACTTGCAGTGGTCTTTCAGCATTAGCAAGTATGCTCATAATCTTATGGGTAATATCACTGTTCTTAGCTTTACCAAATTGACCTAATGCTTTGGGCATCAGATGTTCAGTGTGAGTAAGAAGAGTATTTGCTTCTACTATATGTTCCTCCGTAATTACTGTGCTGTAATGAGATGCGCTAATAATGAGACAAAGTTTTAACAGATGTGTGAAGCGGCGATTGGAATAAGAAACAAACCGTGTATCTTCCATTCGCTTAGTGGATTTATAAATCTTATCCAGTAAGTATCTGCCACCTGCAGTAAGTTTAGCTTCACCGCGGGCAGTAAGTTTAATACGCTGAAGTTCTCTAATGATATGGGAAGTATCAGCAACACTTGGCATTTCAGGAAAGGTAATAAGTCTACCAGTACTCTCACCGTGGATTAGAAGTAAGCGAGAGAAAAACCCTTGTCCTAATGTATCAGGGGGAAAAGCATTAGCAAAAGATGTGGACGTATTCCCACCAAGAATGCTAACAGTAGGATTATTAATAGCCACACTTTTACCAGTTTTGATTCTGTTCTTGAATACGCCATTGTAGTCCCACATATTACCGAGCAAAGAAATAAATTCCATATTGCCCAAGCCAATAAAGTCATTGAACTCATCGCAGGCAATGTACATTTCAGCAGGCTGTCCATCATCTTCCTCATTTCCCCACAGGTTAGTATCGAGTATTTCATCAACAGTCTTACCTTCATTGTCATCACCTTCCCCAGCAAGATCAAGCATGAACTTTTCTTTACTGGATTTATCGGCACTGATGGTATTGTATCCTGCTGCTGTAATAATCTTCTTTGCTATTTTAATTGCAGTACTCTTTCTAGAACCCGGCTCACCAATAAGCATGATGTACATATTGGTATAGAGTTGCGCATGGCCGAGAGGGAAAGAATACTGTCTCCCTAAGTAAGCACCTACTGCACTAATTGCTGCCCACCGATGATAGAATGTGGGAGCTTCAGTGTCACCTACGTAGTGGAGATATTGGGTTAAGAAACTATCTCCTTGTTCCATACTTAAATACCGTCTATCCAGCTGCATACACAAGGAACAGCTCGGCATTTACATTTATTAATTTTACTAAGCTCAACACAACTAGCAAGATGAGGTTCACGAAGCAGAGTACCACAGCAAGAACGAGTAGCTAATTTCCATTCTTTCGGAGGCTCACCTTGGAATCCTTCTTTCATATTACTACCTACTACATGTTCCCTTCCTAATACTCTATCTGCAAAGTCCCGCATATCAGGACTCATATCTTGCCAAGTACTTGTAGCACGTTGCACTAATACCTTAAATTCCGCAAGCATTGCAGGAGGCACTGTAATATCAGCGAATCCATCAGGCTGGGCTAAGTAACCTATTCTACGTTTCATTTCCATCCCCTTAGTTTGTTACTACTATTCTGTCTCGGACCATCTAAGTGCGCCAGTACCTTTCTTGCCTGCTTTAATATCAGCGGGTACTGCAAACTTCCTGCGCACACCATCATACGAATCTATTATTACTGGAACTTCCATAAGCTTTGCAACCATGTCACACAGATACTCATGACCATCAGCGAACTGAAATAGGATACTATCATGAATCTGCGCACACAATTTAAAGTATGGTTGATACTTCGGATTCATTGCTATCTCATAGAACACTCGGAGATATGCTTTGTTAAGTACCTGTGCATTAAGGGATTGTGATACATGGGCTACGTACGCATTTTTATCTAACTTGTTTTTACTAGGATGTCCGAAACAATATCTAGTCCAACCTACTGCTGGTTCTAATTCCCAATCTGCTGGCCATACAGGTTCAATACCATATACTTCTGGAGTCTGAATGTTAGTATGGGATACAAGCATACTGGTAGTTTCTGCCTCATGCACTACTGCTGGATAATAGATACTGCCAAGAGTAGGATAAGTCTGATGAAATACAATAAGCAAATGTTCAGCCACTTGACGAAGTGTGTAACTCCTCGGCAAACACAGAAGTCTTTTCGCTTCCCATACCTTTTCTTCTCCCATAGTATCAATTAGTACTGACCAACCCATGAGATAGTTAGCACCGTGATTGGTCCGTTTACTGAGATCGCGTAATGCTTTATCAAGAGTCTTTCCAGTGGCATCATCAAAGATAAGTTCGTAAGCCACACCAAAGAATGCTGCTGCATTAAGAGCGTGAAAATCCTTGGGGCTGTTGATTGCTGCGATAAGCGCAGAATCTCCCGATATGTAAGCAGTGTCTCGTGTTTCAGCTTGCTTAAGATCGCACTCTGCAAGCTTAAATCCAGCATCAGCGATGAGTGTAACTTTAACTTCTGGGCCACGTGGAATGTTCTGCACTTGTAATCCGCACCAGAAGTGATGCTCTCTACTAGCCAGTCTGCTTGTATCTGTTCCATGCGGATTGAGAGAGTAAAGGATTCGGCCATTTAATTCTTTTCCGGGAGTGAGATATGTGGAGGATAACTTGCGCCATTTCTTAATCTTACCGTACACTCCGAAGATACGGCTATTAAGTGGATGAAGAAGGCTCATCTTTTTAACTGACTTCTCATCGCTACTAGCTATGTGTTCGCAGCCAAGCACCTTACGAAGTCTTGCATTCATTGGTGCACTGTTGGTATTAAATGTCAAACCAGCTGGAACTCCCAACATTACATCTAATTGTTTCCCTGCGGCGGCAATCTGATTATTAACTGTTTCTTCCGCAGCTTCCAGTATTTCCATATCCCTTTTAATACCAGTCATTTCACTGAGGTGACAAGGGAATACTAATGGGAACTCTAATTTATAATTCCTTTTCGCCCATTCAGGAGATTCTAATATCCATGCTATGAATACGAGAATTGTAGTCCACGTGTCAAGAGCATTGTATTTGTAGTACTCATGTAGATCAGACGTATTAGCAAGGTCTTTCCAGTACATTGCTTTACGTACGAAGAACGCACCGAGGAACGCCAAGTCTTTTGGTAACTCTGCGTACCAAGCATGAAACATATTTGCAGTGTCCCAAAGGTAATTAAAGGGTACAGCATTGTATCGCGACAGATACGATATGTCATATTTACCATTTTGAAATACCTTCGGTGCTTGCAGTTGCCAGTTAAACTTCCGCATGAGAGTGAGATTATACATCGCCTCATTCCCACTAATGCCACAGGCTACTGCTGCAATAGGAAGTACACAACTATGAGTAGTGAACTTACCAGTCCTAGTATCGAGGAAAAGAGCAGTGTAACCAATACATTTAATCTGGAGGAATTCCTTGAGCGTCTCAATGTCAATCGCAATAGCAATAGCAGTAGTATACAGATTATAAATACGATCAGCATTAGAAGCATTAAGTAACTCCCAATTAAAAGCTGGTACTTCAGTCCATACAGAGGGTTCCACCAGTTTACTAATGAATCTACGTGCGAGGAATTTACCATAGTTCACAGTTACTAGTTGTTTAAGTGGAGGGATGATTACGAATTCAATTCCTTGCTGAAAGAAATAACTACCAGCATAGTCATCAAGACTAGCTTTAGCTTTCGGATTCCCCATTGCTGTGAGAAGTTTCAGAAGCAAGGATTTGTTAGTAGTAATGACTCCAGTAATATTCCGTTTCTTACAAAAGAAAATAATTTCCGCAAGTGTAGTCACATCATGGAACAAAGTGAATACTGTAGCAGTACCAACAAGACCTTTCAAGTGTACTTTATAATCTGCTTCATTATAAGACTTAGCAGGATCATCTTCATCACGCTGTGGTGGAGTACCGAGGAATAGAAGTGTAGTCATCACGCAGGCTTTCTAGTAATAATTGTTTTCTTAGCTAAGCTAATTCCAATCTGACGAGATTCAGTAGTATGTATTTGTGCATTGACATTAGCAAGGAACCATACATCATACTCATGGATTAATCTAGCTTCATCGAAGGTGTAAGTATTAATTCCATTATCTTCTAACTGTTGTCTCATGCGATCAAGATTATTAAACTTACTCATTCTGAACTCCGTGAAATTCTGCAAACTAAAATCCCCTCAATACAGAACTTGTAATTCCATAGAGAGGGGACAGAGGTTTAGAGAATCAGATTAGCTAACTACTTACAGTACTTGAACCGATTCCAGCGAGGTGTAATACTTGATGTTGTTCTTATCTTTAGCATTCGTACGAACACTGGTAAGACCCAGAACTTCAAAGCCATCAGCAGCTTCCATGATTTTCCTTGGCGAACCACCAGCATCAGGGAAACTAGGAGACAGACTTGCCATCAATGCTTTGAACTGACCTTCTGCAAGTTCATTGCGAACTACATTACCTTTGTCATCTTTCTTTTTCAAGATGTAAATAACATTAGTAGTATCACCGGGAGCTGGTGGAGTAGCAGTTGGGTCAGTCATTTCAACCGATTCAACAATAGTCAGCTTAACTTCAATCGCTGGCATATCATTAATCTTCTTAGTTGCATCAAACTTCAGCGTCATCTTGTGAGCACCAGCAGCAAATGGTTTAAACTCTGGAACATCAGCAAGATCATCCAGCGTACCATCCAGCAGATCGTCGAGGGAAACGTTTTGGTTCAGTTCGGAATTAGACATGATAAGTTCTTTCTAGGTTGGGAGATTAATTTAATTTACAGGACTGGACGGGACAGAATTGTCGGGTTCAGGGTATTACACATCCACAATTAGGATACCTACAATTTCCAGCTGTACAATGTGCTCTTACTTTTTCTACAAAAACATCTGTTGTTACATTTGCTGCTACATCTACTGCTTTACTACTTACTTCCAATCTGTCACACCGATCTTTCAATGCAGCGTAACCAATTAGATCTACTAAACTATCTTCATGCTTAGGACTGTTAGCGAGTCTTGCTTGCTTCAGTAACACCATCATACCACAGACATCATCCACTGTCAAGCGAAGGTTTTTTCCGTAAGCAGCATTAAGATGCGTAGTCCAGTATTCAGCTATTACTTTTAAGTTCTTATCAGGAGAACCATAAGTTTGTTCACGATCACCGTAGATAATTACTTGTGCTTGTTCAAGCGCAGTACCTTTAGTCTTGACTTCTAACCTTTTAGGCGCAAGAGATTGAAACGTAAAATCATTATCTGTTGATATTTGTAGTTCATGATCTCCTATAGTATAATTAACTGTAGCTCCTAAGAATTCTAGATTGTATTTAATCCAACCAAGTATAGCAGTTCTGCCAGATTTTCTTTCACCTGTAGCTTGAAGATTAATTTTCATTTCTTATACTCCTTAACATCAATTGCAGTCATGGCATTTAAGAGCGGCTTAACTTTCAGCTTATCAAATTTAGCTTGCTCTCGCTGTAATTTCTTTTGTCTATCACGTTCAAGATAATTAGCAGCAGCACTAGCATCAAAGGACATACGAGCCATTCCGCGAGGAGGTTTAGTGTTATCATCCATTTTCATTTCACCTTGTTTCTAAGATTATCAAGTGCGATCTGTGCAGGAGATTTAACTACTTCAGCTTCTGCTGCTTTTATATTTGCTATTACTTGAGCTTGAGTACCTTCATTTGGAATGTCAATTTTAGTTACATCTTCTGTAATCTTCATTCCAAAATTCGGCAGCTTCCAATTAGTGAATATCTCCAGCAGATCACCACCTTCTTTATTAGCTTCCAGTTTTACATTAGTTCTAGAACCTGTGAGTACACTAGTGCTGTAATCTGTAGCACTACCAACTACGTGCTTCTTATTCACTACATTGCAATATACAACATGGTCAAAATACTTAGCAGTATTGCGGCTGCTGTTACTACTTCCAGCAACTGGTACAATCTTAGTTCTACCGTCTTCAAATTTAACTTCCTCTTCATGACTAATTGCTACACAATTATAAGTAGCTACTTGAATAGCACTCATGAATTTTTCCATCAGCAGTTTTAAGTTACCCCAATCATCAAGCTGACACTTGTAATCATCAGGTTGAGACTTAGTAATATGTGCAAGTGCTGATTGAGTAAGCTGTGTAAGACTGTCATAGATCACAATAGTATCAAGACCTACTTCATCAAGACAGATTCTATCACGAGCATCAGGACAATTTTTACTGCATATTGGACAAGCTACTTTACTATGCTTATGACAGATAAATACTTCTTTACCTTTCACAACCTTAAGCATTGTTTCAATTGCAATTGGATAGTCTTTACTGTCCCTGATAACAATGATTTCAATACGATCATGGAATTCTTCAGGTACTTGAGTCAGTACACTGTGCCCATTTTCTAGCATGAATACTAGTAGCTTATACTTCTTTGCCAGCATACCAGCAAGAAGTGTCTTACCTACTTTAGGAGGACCGAATAGACAGACTCGCTGTTCTATTGTTCCTTGCATTTGTGATAGTTTCATACCTTGTTACTCCTGTTCTTTTTTCTTACAGTTTGTTTACGTTTAATTAAAGCTATCATTTCCGATATATGTTTTTGTATTAAGTAACAAGCTGACTCTTCTAAAATATTTGTGTTCTGTAAGTGCACATGATGCAGATTACTTTTCATTGCATTAAGCTGGAACAAAGCATAGTTTTCTTTTTGTGCTAATTTCTGAAGATCGGTACTCATAACATTTCATCTCCATCCTGAGGTAATGCATCTAATGTATCACTCACACTAATTACTTTCCTCAACTGACCTTCAATCAATTGTTCCAGTGTGATTTCCACATCATAAATCTTATCATCATGTACTGCTTCCGGTACTAACGGTGTTGTAATAAGCTTAGTGCTAAGGGTACATTGATTGAGATATTCACAGTCCCTGAAGAAGTTATTGCAACTTTCTCCACGCATTGGATATACTCCTGTTCGTTCATAGAGCTTAATACTTTCAACGTCGAGGAGAAGTTCCTGAATCCACGTAGCTCGCTGGAGGTAAGTCTTAACAAATTTAAGTTGTTCATATGCCATATCCTTAGTAAGATATACTAGATACAGCACCTCGTAGGAACTAATCTCTGGTGCAATTACATCTAGTACTACCGAATAACCAACTGCTTGAGAAGAATTTTTAAACGTGGTCGGGTTAAGATTGGAACTACTACTTGTTTTACATTCCAAGACGAGAATCTTACCACTTGTTTTATGTCGTAACACTGCGTCAACACTACCCCGATACTTAAAGCCATCTGGTAAATTAATCCTGAATGATAATTCTTTCGCTGGCTTGCCATTATATAATAAGAGTTCATAGTCATCCAAGAATCCATTATTACGCAGGCTGATAAATCTTTGTATTGCAAGGACAGCAAGATAGAACGATTTGTTTTGCTTATCATTTCTATCTGCGAGACTAGCGTGCCATCCCAAGAACATTGACCAGATAACTTTCTCTTCCGATATACCATCGAGCACATCTTGTATTCCTTCCCCTACAATATGACCAAAGGCGAATGTAATATTCTGATTACTTGCTGCTTCTGGATCATCAGGATCATCAGTAGCTTTTAGTTTATACAGTTGATACTTCCGAGGACAAGCATGAAGAGTTAGGTTACTGCTGTAAGACATTAGTTTAAGTCTTGGATCGAAGCCATCAGCAGGAAGTATTGGGATTATAGTTCCTGTACTGATTGGTGTATCAAGAAAATCTAAATCATTCATATTCATTCTCCAATAATTCTAACATCTCTTGTTCTGATATCTTTAAAATCTTTGCTAGTTCCTGTACTTCATAGTTAGTTCTGTACCAAGGAAGTTGTTCACCTACATACTCAGTGCCGTATTCTTGAGTACTACCATTTTCACTAAGATACCAACTAGCAAACAGTTTAAAGTTCTGGAAATAATCCAGATAAAAGAATCGTCTGTGAGCAATATATAAATTAATTAGTACTGCCTTATCTATACTCACAGACCTTCTCCTCACTATTAATGAATCGTCTTACTACTTTCACTTGCAAGTCTTATCGCTAATGCTGTTCTTGCTACTGCATACTGTTCCATTGTCTTCTCTTGAATATCAGCTAATACATCACTCACGGGAGTATCAGATTTATACCAAGTAAATGTGAGAAAATCTTCTGCTGCACCCGGATCAACATATACAGATACAAATGCTACAGTGTCAGGAATATTACCTGCACCAGACATATCAGCTTTATATACTGTGAGAGTACCTTCATTGTAAGGACCATTCCAAAGAGGGAACTTAGTATCTGGCACAGTGAGAATGATATCACCGGGAAGTTGTAAGGAGAAACCTTGTGGCTCTGACTGTGGGGTATGCATGTTATTCTCCTGTGACTAGAACATATCAAGACTGATTGGTGTTTTATTTTTCTTACTCTTGGATTCCTTAACTACTACAGATACAAGTTCTGTCTTAGTCTGAATCTGGAGACCACGTACAATCACACCAATACCTTCTTCGCTAAGGGTGCTAGTTAGTTCTGGATCAGCGCGCAGTTGCTTGTGAATCTGCATCAGAAGTACTGGCATAGTTGGATGTTGCTTGTGAATAGCTTCTTGCAGAAGATTCATCTTATTGAGAAAATCCAGATGATCAATCTCAGAAGTTTTAGCCGTACCAATTACATCAGTGTTAGATACTACAACTGCATGTACTGAAACAGCTTCAGAAACAGCAGGTACACTAGGTAGAACAACAGGTAACTGCCCACTAGTGCTATTAACCATGCCAGTGCTATCTTCTTTCTGGACCACGGGGACTGGAACATTTAAGTTCTCCTTATTGGATGTTATATTGTTTGCTGCCGCAGCTGCTTGTAACTTAGCTCTTAAGGCTGCCAGATCAATAGCCATGTTTTCCTCACAGTAATAATAAATGTTACTTAAAATGGAATGTCATCATCCATGTCAGAGAAGCTTCGGACTGGAGGAGTCGTTAACTTGTCTGATAATTTAGGTGTAATTGGTACTACCTGTTGTGCGATAACCTTACTAATGGCTGGATTATATCCTACAGCACCAGCAAAGTCAAGCCAACCTTTTTGTCCTAGTATCCATTCAGATGCCATGATTACATCAGCACCGAAGTCATTTATTCCGAAATGGATACTAGATAATTGAGAGCGTGGGAACCATTCAACCTTCATAATAGCTTCTTCACACTTGCCCATAGTTACATCTATTTGAAACCGCACTGCTTTCTCAGTCTCACCTGTAACTGTGCCAATTAGTGATCTGAATACATTACCTGTTCTACTCATGATCTATTCTCCTACCCAATTAGATGTTGAAAGATATCATCTTTCTCTCTTAGTATTAATTTAATTCTCGCCTGTTCTCTTTTACTATACAGCACGTATTTCTTTTTCCTTGTTTCAGCTTCTAATTTAAACACTATATCACGATGCTTAATATTCTTCATTGCAAGCAGTAATCTTTTCTGGATCGGAATCGGAACAGCCAATGTTACATGGCCATCCTCTTTTAATTTCTTCCATATTTCACTGTACTTGTTATCAATGGAGGGCATAGGAATGTGGGAGTTAGAACTGTTAAGAAACTGAATCTTGGTATCACCGGTAGGAATCGAACCCACATCTAGGGAGTAGAAGTCCCCTACTTTATCCATTAAGTTACGGTGACATTTGGTATCCCCTCTGTGACTTGAACACAGGACCTACCGATTATGAGTCGGTTGCTCTAACCAGCTGAGCTAAGAGGACATTGATCTTATAGATGGCTCCTACTAATTTGCAGGAAATATGAACATGTCATATCAGGCCATCTATAAGAAGGCTTATTCAGACTAGCGCTCGAAGTCTAGTTTTAATTGAACTGAATAAACCTAATGCTAGTTATTTCCACGAACTGGGAACTAGCAAACCAGCGGCAACACCAACAATACTATTTATTACAGTGCCAACAGCAGATTGGTTTCATCCGTGTTCAGCAGCTTCTCCAACTTGTTCATCAAGAATTCAATGCAAGGTGCGAACTGTTCACCCTGCGTAGTATTCGATGCATACACTGCGAGTTGCTGTTGCAACAGTTTCAGTACTGGCTTATTGGTAGTAGCACCTGCGAACTTAGCAACAAACACCTTAGCTGCCATTTCAACAGATTCTTTCTTCTTACCAGTAACCCCCGGCATAACTTCAACATAGTCCTTAGCAAAGTCTTCCCAAACTTCCTTGCTAATACCACCGCCACGACGCTCAGCTTTAGGCAGATTAGCAATCGTTTCCCACGACAGCATTTCATATGGGAAGTTATCAGCATTAACTTCTTCATGCTCATTGATATATTCACGAGCTTGTTCCAGAATTACTGCGGTTACTGCTTCAACCAGCAGATCAACTTCTTTACCTGGACCCTTAGAAAGAATCTCTACGATACCTTCCAGACTTGGAACTGGTACTGGCAGTGCAACAGTAGGACGCTTAGTTTCGATACCAGTCTTAGCATCTTTAACCGTGCGGAAGTTGAAGTTAGTTT